ACTCTTGTGTTTTTTTATGTGTTTGTAAAAAAGTAGGTAATCCGGGCGCACCTTTACATTTAACTGTCATATTAAAAGCTTCTCCATCCGAACTAACATTTCCACCAACTACAAATCCCAAAAAAATATCATATTGCCCATTTGAACTTTTTCTAGCTTTATGAATATTATCTTGATTCAAACATCTATCAGCTATCTTATTTAAAATTGTATCTATATTTTCTTGCGTATTGATACTTTCAGAAAGAGCATCTGCTGTGTTCCATCCCCACTCTACACAAAGATTATAACCAGGCTCTTGTAAAAAAGACTGTAGGGTTTCCATTTGGTCTTTAGTAAAACATTTTATACCAATTTCTAATTCTCTTGATATTTGGTCTTTACCTTCTTTACAAGTTAAAGATGTTATAATTGGTGAAGGTCTAAATCCTCTCTGCACCCCCATTGAACCAATAGCATTTTTCTTTTCTAAATCATATCCTAATGCTCCAGATGTATCTTTATTACCATAGATTGAAGCTTTATTTTCACCTGTTGCGGTAAATAATTTAAAATCATTTATAGATTGTACAACCAAACCTTGAACGCCACCAACAATGGCACCTGATATTATTCTAACCCAAGGATTTAATTTTGAAGCAACTTTTGTATCCTTTCTTGATTTTATTGTTGCTACTATATTTGGTTCTATGTTTGTAAGCTGCGGCCACATTAAAAATCAATATTTTTAAATTTTCTTATTATATCAATATAAGCTTCAGGAATTCTTAATATAGTTCCTTCCACTAAAGATAAAGGTGCATCATGAATATTATTTGCAGATGCTATAATCCACCAAAGAGATGAATCACCATAAAATTGATGAGCTAATGTATCTAATCTATCACCCAATTCAGTTGCTACATAAATATCCGTATCTCTCAATTCTATATTTGGATAAATTACAGATTTGTAGACAGTTCTACCATCGGAAGTATTTTTTGTTTCGTTATTTTGATATCTACTAATCATATATTATTTTCTAAGTTTTTCACTTAAATTTTTTACATTTTTAAGTGCATTTTCTTTTACTTTTTTAATATCACTTTGTATGCCTGATTTATTATCTTTTGCAACATTTATTGATTTGATATCTTTTTTACTACCATCAGTATTAGCTCCGGTACTAATTTGTGTTTTAGTTTTTTGTTCTTTTGAAACACCACCAAATGAATAAAATCTATTTGCTATAAATTTACCTTCTTCTTCTCTATAAGATTCTCCCATAGTTTCAACAAATTTAAATGTCATATCAACACTTATTATTCTAGGTAATTTATAATTACCAACATCCTCATCAGATAAATCAAATCCAATTTCCCAAGGTGTATTATCATCAATATTATAAGTTAATGAATCTATAAATCCTTCTGAATTTTTATATAAATCCCCTAATGTAATTTTTAAAAATGGTGGGGTTGTAAATAATTGTCCGCTTATACCCAATCCATTCGCAGGATATACTAAACCCGTTAAGAAATTTATTTTTTCCCAAGCAGATTTGTGTTCTTTTGCATTTAAAGAAAATATTTTAAAATTAAAAGTTACACTTCTTGATACTCCACCATATGTATAATAACTAAAAGGATTTCCTAAAGTTTTATTACTTTCCCATTCGGGTGCAAAACTTTCACTCAATCCAGTTATTGTTGCTCTAAAATTAACAGCCTTTTCTTTGGCAATTGAGTAAAATCTTAAAGGAACAAAATCATAATCTTCGTAAAGTTTATCAGCACCATCTTTTTGAGGTTCTCCGTTTGGTGCTGAATAAGGTTCTAAACTATTTAAAAAATCAGAACCATTTTTCATTCCTCTTAATACTTCAACATTTTTTTCTTTACGATATCCAGCTCCGTTTGGTACACCATCTGTTTCGGAATATTTAATTTGTTCAACACCCCCAATACTAATAAATTCAGTAGATGTTGTTAGAGTGGCTGTATTTAGTGAAACCAAATCATTATATCTAGATTGTAATACATACGATAAATCATTTTTTCTTTTAATATCATCATCGGATGGTAATAAAGTTTTTGAATATTTTGGTAATATACCATTTATTAAATTACTTGCCTTTACATCATCATCTTTTCCATAAACAGTTAATGAATCAGGGTTTGTAGGTCGGTTTCTTCCTATACCTATGTTTTTCTGAATACCTATACTACCTAATTCAAATTCTTCACTTCCAAATAAAAAGTTTTTTAGTTTCTTTTTTCCTAATTTTATTGCCTCACCTTTTATATTTTGTCCTATTTGGTTTGGTGTTTTACTTTTAAATGCAGATGATAATAATTGGCCTGGCAGATTTCCTTGGCCTTGCTTCTTTATTTTTAATAAAACTTCATTAGTTTCACTTGGTTGTTTATTTTTAAAATCATTATCTAATATAATTCGTGATGGTATTTTTAATTCAGGAAAATCAATTCCTAATGATTTTGATACTTGCTTTACAACATTTTTTGCTTTTTGCTTAACATCTTGTAAACTTTTTATTTTACCACCTGTTACATTATTTAATATACCACCAACAAGTCCACCATTAACTTCAACACCAGCTCCATTTCTTGTATCACTTATCATATCATTCAAAACAGGAGTTGATTTTTCTTTTAATCTTAAAATATCAGTACCATATATTATTGGTGAACGTAATCCTCTTATTGCTCTTAAACCAATTAATTCTTCTTCAATTAAAGTTTCTTTAGTTCTATTAGCCAAACCACTTCGACGTAGTTTATCAATAATAAAACCGCCTAAAGGAATATCTTTACTATTCCTAATATCGTATTTTTGTTCTGCGGTTTGATTCCCGTCTAATTTTTTAGTTTTAAATAATTCTTCTAATGTTGGCATTTTTAATTATTTTATGCTTGAGCCATAGCAAAATTGTTTCTAGTAGAACCATCAACTACTTTACCTATTCCAGACGAAACCTTTACACCATCCATATTAACTGCTATTTTACCAGCTGCCAAATCTGCTCTTAATGCTTTTATTTCACTAATCATTGCGTTTAATGGCGCAGATAACACTGCTAAGTTTGTACTACCTATTGAATTCGCTGCACCAGGTGCCGCTATAACATCATCATTTGGAGATAATTTTAATAAGCCACCTTCTTTTGTTGAAATCATAGTTTGTCCACTAGCCGGCGATACAACATCACCAGCTTCAGTTGCACTAGGTAGTCCACCACCAATACTACCAACTGTTGGTATATTGAAATCCATTACTTTTCCAAAACCTTCTACTAATGTATTTACAAATGGAATTTTTTTAAGTAACCACATTATACCATCAATAATAAATCCAATTGCTTGTGCTGCTATTTTTAATGGAAAGAAACTAATTTTTAACATTGGTCCAAGTATTTGGAATAATGGAAGTAATGCACCACCAACTGATGCTAATATACCTTTAAAAGTATTTTCAATATCTGATATAGTTGATGCCATTTCTTTTTGTGCTGCCGCTTTTTCCACTTCTTGCATTAATTGCTCATCACCAATATTAGTAATATCCAAACCAGCATTAATTGCATCTTCTGCTCTCTTTTTATCAGCTTCACTTAATTTTGAAAGTTTTTCTTGTGTACTTAATTGTTTATTTATTTCTTCTACACTCATACCAGCTGCTTTAGCTAATTGTTGTTGTGTAAAATAATCTTGTTTTCTAAAATCACCACTTCTTTGAATTTGAGCTAATGTTTCTTTTTGAGCATCTACTAATTTACCTTCCATTGCTAATGCTCTAGCTCTACTCAAATTAAATTGTCCGCCAACAAATGTTGCTGCTACCAATTCATCTTCAATACTTCCCTCAAAATCTAATAATCTTTCCGCAGTTTTTGTTACATCTTTTAAATTAGTACCCAATCGTCTAGCCTCAACAGCTTGCTTTGCTAATAAACTAATATCACCTTTAAAAAAAGTAGAAGTTGCTTCAGCGTTTTCTGCAATATCTTTTAATACTTTTTTAGGAGCAACTCCAGCTAATTTTGACATATTAGCAACTTGCATTTGAACATTAACAGCAGTATCTTCCGATAATCCCCCTACATTTTCTAATACACCTTGCACCTTTGCAGCTTCTTCGGCACTTACTCCAAAATTTGTTGTCATTAAAGTAAGTCCTGCAACCGCTGCTTGTGAATAATTTGCAACTTCCGCAACATTATCTCTCAAAGCAGCCATCGTATTATATGCATCTTCTATGGAAACACCATACCCAGCAAATTGTTTATTAATTTCGCTGGCTTTAGATTCCATATCACTCATCATAGAATTTGTAACACCAGTTTCTTTTCTAAAATCTTCACCGGCCTTATTCAAATCCATAAAGTAGTCAACACCAGCAACAATTGCACCAATCACTAATGTTAATCCAGCAGTTGCTATTGCAGCTTGAACTCCAAAAGCACGGATTCCCATTATCATATTTTTAATACCACCAATTACACTTTGAATTCCTGATGGTAATTTTCCCATTATATCCGAACCTGCTTCTTGTAATTGATTGTATCTCTCTTGCTGTGCTAATAAATTTTCTTTGTATTGAAATGTTTGTTCGGCTAATTGTTTATCTTCATCAGTTAATCCAACTATTGATGTTTGAAATTCAATTCTTCTCTTTTCAGCTTCACTAATACCAAATAAATTATTTTTTGATTCAACAGCAGATTTTGCAGCTTCAATTTCTTGCTCTCGTATAACACTTAATTGTTGAATTCTTTGGTCTAATATTTTTCTATCTTCTCCAGATGCATTTACCTGCTCTTGTTTTAATTCTAAAATTCTAGCTGATATATTTTGAAATGCACTTTGTCCGCTATTAGAATCATTTAAAATTTTTTGAGTATCTTTTGATAATTTAGAAAATGAACTTGCAAATTCTTCTTGCAAATCATTAAAATCGGATTGTCTTTGTAATCTTTCTTCTTCTTGTTCATTTATTTTTTCTTGCTCATCTAATATTTCTTGTAATGTATCCAATTGCTCTTCCATTAATCTAAGAGCAATTTTTTCATTATTAATTCTACTTTCCAAATCTCTTAACTCTCTACCAGTTGCGGTTGCGGCAGCCTTATTTTGTTCAGTAATTCTATTCTGAATTTGTTCAATATCTCTAAGTAAATCCCTTTTCTGTTTTTCGTTAAGATTTTCTGCCATTTAATTAATCTTTTACAGTTAAATTATCTTTAACCCATTTATATAATTGAGGATTTCTTTTTTTAAGTTTTTCGGCATAGTCAATACCCTTATCATTAATAGCTTTAGCATCTCTTTGTAGTTTTTGGAGTATTGGGTCATTATCAATCACCTTTTGAATTTCAGCTGGTGTTTTTTTCTTACCAATAAATCCAAAAAATTCTTTTAAGTTATGTTTTGATATCTTATATTTTTTCATGTTGGCATACTTTATATGGTATAAATATCCATTAAAACAAAAAGTTAGGATTTCTTATCGTATCCTAACTTTTGGTGATTTTTTAGAATTTGCTTCTTTAACTTGCTCTGCTTCTCTTTTTTTAGATTCTACCAATTTGTTATAATAGAAATTTCTCAAATAAGTTGGCATATGATAAACATCAGACCAAATGAATCCATTTCCATAATTTATCATATCAAAAATTTGAGTATGAACTTGAAAGCTATGGTCTTTAGCTAGGCCAAAAAAACCCAACTCCTAATGTAATTGGTACGACCTCCTTTTCGCCCGTTTCATGTTCATATTCATATTTCATATCCATATCAGGAGATATAGATTTAACATAATCTCTAAATGCTCTACTATCTTTAGCCAACATTCCATTTATAAATTTACTTATTGCCGATATACTATTATCACTATCTACAGATTTAATCATATATCTTAAACGAGTTGTAATATCCGCTGATACATCTTTATTCAATTTTTTAAGAGCTTCTATATCCTTTTCTATTGAAATTTCATCAGCATGGGTTAATAATTTGAAAGTTATTTTTTTACCGCTTGATGGTAAAGTGTATTCAAATTCATTTTTATTTTTAAATTTTGTAAAATCTATTTCTTTAGTTTTTACTTTAGATAAATCAATAGTTACTTCTTTGGTATCATTTGTTAAAGAAGAATAAAATGCCATTTTGTATTCAGTTCCATATCCTAACAATCTAGTTGCCAATACAATAGCGTTTTTATCACCAATAATAATATCATTTACATTAATATCATCAACTACAATTGATTCAAATAATTTATCCAAAACAATACCCTTTTTAATAAGATTTTGATTTGAAAGAATATCTTCTTCCTTTGCAGTCATATGTTTAATTGTAATTTGACCAGATGCTAATGGGTGGTCTTTTGGGTAAACTAACCCCTTTGATGGAAGGTCTAATACTTCCGTTGGAAAATCATATTGTTTTTCTTGCATAACTTTATGTTTATTTTTGTATATATAAATACATTACTTTAAAAAATTTGGAAATAAAAAAGGGATACCTTTTGAGTATCCCTTTATTTTTATCTTTATTTTGATTAGAATTCAAGAATTGCGTAATCGTAAGAAAGTGTTAATTCAATTGTTGCAGGTTCGTTAGAATCAAATGCAACATCACCGAAGTTAGCTTGGTTGATGAATGCACCCTTAATTTTCCACTGCTCAATTTTATCACCAACAGGTCCTAACATATAGAAATCAATATCTTTTTTATAGAACTCTGCGTATCCATCTCTACCAGTAATAGATTCATGTGATAAACGAACCCATTCCATAACACCCTGAGCTGCTGAAGGAACAATTGGGTCATAAAGAGTAATAGTGATGTCTTGCCACTCACCTTTACCTTTCAATTTTCTTTTTACGTTAATATGGTCTAAAGTTACTACTTCAAATTGAATAGTAGGTCTGTTAGCTGCTTTTACAAGATATGCCGGTAATCCAACTTCGTTGAACTCCATCACATATCTATTTTTCATCTTAGGTTCAAAGTTCGTATAGAACATCTGATTAAACTCTAATATTTCTGCCATTTTCTTGTCCTTTTATTTTATATTAATAAATATCTACTTTGTTTCTTTTCATATTATGCTGAGAAACTTGCTCCAGTTGGTAAGATGTTGAAATCAATTACGATGAATTCAGCTGTCTTAGCCGGTTGTAAGAAAATTTGTCCTGCTAATATGTTTCTATCAATTACATCAGGTGTATTGTTTGTTTCATCCATTACAACTCTAAATGCGTATAAACCTTGTCTTTGTTGAATTGCCTCTAAATAAGGGTTTACAGTATTCAAGAATCTTCCTCTAGTCACAGAAGTATTTTGTTCGAATACTAAGTAACGAGATGTAGATGCGATGTATTTTTTAACAGTGATAAGTAATCTTCTTACATTGATTCTATCTAAAGCAGATGCTTTATCTTGCAATGTCTTCTGTCCGAATGCTACAATACCTTGTCCAGGGAATGCTGCGATTGGGTTTACTTTGTTCTCATAAAGAGTATCTCTTTCAGAGTGTGTTAATCTATTCAATACACTAACTGCTCCAGTGATACCACCTCTATTCAAACCAGCAGGTGCGAACCATTCTGCTGCTAATCTATCGTTTTGAGCGTAAACACCAGGAAGTAATACTGATGGTGGTACAGACATTAATTTGTTTGTATTCACATCAATAGTCTTAATCCAAGGATAGTAAGTTGCTACATAGTTTGAATCAACTGCGTTTGCTTGTGTAGTTGCTTCAGTAATTGTATCATCATAATCGTTGAAATCAGCGATGTAGAATGCATCTTGTCTATCTTCTACCATATCAATAACTTTTTGAGTTACTGCTGGGTGAAGGCTTCTTACAATACCAGGTGTTACAACCATATTAATATCCCACTCATCAGGATTAGATACAGCGTTAATTGCTCTAAAGTATGAAAGTGAACCAGATGATGTTGAAGTTGCGCAATTAAATCCTTGCTGATTTGCTGCTCCCCACTCACTATCACCAGCTTTAGCTGCTTTCATAGTTGGGTTCATACCATCAAAACCATTTTGGAATGCTAATATAAATTGTCTCTTAGCCATATCAGATGAAGTAGAGCCAGTCATTTCGAATGAAAGTCCTAAAGCACTATTATCAAAAGCGAATACTTTATTATTACCAGTTGCTACTCCGTTTGGAAGTGGCTTTAAGTATTGTTTGTTATCAGTAGAAACACCAGTTGTTTCAAAATCAAATCCACTATAATAAATTGGAGATGAAGATGTATTGTTTGCTGAACCAGTTTGGAATACTACTGCAGGAACTTTAGATTCATCTGCAGTTGCAACTTTAATTGGATTAAAGTATGCAGCGTGTCCAAATGGTGCTGCTGATACAGGGAATGCTCCAGCTTCAGCTACTTCAACTCTAATGTATTTAGAAATGTTTACATAATCACCATGCTCAGTTATTTTACCATCTGAATCAATTGTGATATATCTGTCACCAATTCTTCTAGCAATATAGTTTACTGATGCTGGGTCTAAGTTTACGTTGTTGAATGTTTCATAAACAACTTTTCTCTTATCAGTATCAGAATAAGAACGAATTGTTAAAGTAAATGTTGCGTAATCAGTTGCTCCATCTTCACCAGCTGCTTTAACATTAGAAATACCAACTTTAAATTTAGTATTATAGTTTGTACCATGTCCTAAAGTTGCTATACGGAAAAGGTCATATCTTTCACCACTTATGTTTTGAGATTTAACCCAAGGAGTATATGCTTCAGAATAAGCTGGAGTTGTTTCATCACCAGTATATTCTTGGTCAGGTAATTCTTTTACAAATATAGATGCTGATGCGCTGTTTGCGTATGCTGAACCTGTGTTTTCAAAGAAAATGTATGAATAAGCTTTCTTTGAAGTAGATGCTGAGGTTACAATTGGAGAAGAACCAAATACATCAGAAAGGTCATTAGTATCGGCATTATAAATTGAAGCGGAAATAGAATATCCACTTTGTAATAGGTTTGAACCAGAAAGTAAAAATGCACCACTACCAGTTGCATCTGCACCAAATACAGGCATTATATTAGCAGCTGGGAAACCAACTTCTTGCTGTCCTAAATTAGTATTGTATAAAACACCAATTAATGTTTGTGCTCTACCAGTTGCTTCAGTCCATTTAGAAGAAGATGCGAAAATACCCATAGGTTTAACTTGAGTATAACCACCAACTCCAGCAACTCTTACGATTGTTGCTGAACCAGCTTCTCTTAAATAGTTTTGTACTGCATATTCAGTATAATAAGTTCCATCAGGTGTTCCGAAGATATCTTCGAATTCTGATTGTGTTCTCACAATTGTTGGTACAAATGCAGGTCCTTGTTTAAAAGGTCCTATAAATGCTGCTCCAATTTCACCAATTCCTTGCGCTAGGAAGGAAAGGTCATTTTCTCTTGTGAATACGCCAGGTGATACGATTCTTTCTGCCATTTTATTTCTCCAATTAGGTTTTTATTGTAATTTGTATTCCATCTAAAAATACACATATAAATATAAAGAAAATATCCAAAACAAATATTCATGCTTTGGATATTAGTTAAATTCAGTTCAATTTGATGTTATATTGGTAAAGAACCAGAATTAGAACCAGAAGTAGCTGACCAAGGTAGGTCAAATTCATCTACATTTCTTATAGTTCCTCTCTTATTATTAATATCTTTTTGGATTCTTTCGCTGATATGGTCCCAATATCCTGTATTAGATGAACCGCTTACAGTGTTTTTAATCCATCCCAATACAACTTCTTCGGTAAGTTCATTATATGGGGTAAAATTATCAGGGTCAACTGAATCTAATTTGAAAGGTGTTGCTCCTGCAAAAGTTCCAGTAATATTATCTACATCATCTGTTCCTTTACATTCCCATCTTGTACCAATGATTACATCATTTAAATTATTACCATTTGTTTTTGATAATGCTCTTATTTGCCACGTATAAGTAATTGCCATTTTGTTTCTATTTTAGTTATAAATATTAATTTTTAGAATTAACCATTTAGATGCTCTATTACATTAAAATCAAATTCTTGACACATTTGCTCTGCTAGATGGAAGTTACTACCACTCCATGCATTAAGAACATCAGTAGGTACTTTCCATTCACCGTTTGCAATAACATTATCTGGTATTGCTACTGATTCTCTATTTGGGTCTCTGTATCTAAGTTCATATCTTAATACACACTCATCTGAATCTATATCGTATCTTAATATATTTGTGAATACAACATTTACAGTTTTACCAAATACGTTTTTGTTTTGTACTAAACTTATCATTTTTATTTTATTTTAACAATCTTCTAAAACAGTTGCACTTTGAATTACATTTCTTTCAATTAAATCTGCTGCTATTTTTGCTTTTAATAAAGGATATGCTTTTGCAAATATATCTTCTCCTTGTAATTCTGTGAAATTTGGTACTTTCTTTTCATATACTCTACCATCTATAACTTCACTAACAGTTTCCACCATTGGAATAGAATGCCAATGCGGAATTGCATCTACTTTTGCAAGAAATCTATCTTGGATTGGTGCACCCATACGATTAGAAATGTTTGTTTCCAATAATCTTGCAGTTTCTTCATTTTTAAATACATTCACATATAATTCTAATGCACCTTTGTTTCTATCTACCACATAACGATAAATTCTAACATAAGCTTCATCAGTTATACCTTGTGATGTTCCTATTTCTGCTGCTATTTTAATTGCCATAGTTATTTTACTTTAATATATATAAATATATAGTTTTTATCCCAAACCTAATTTTTCTTTCAACATTTTTATTTCAGCCTTAGCTTCATCCAATTCTGCTTTCAACTCCTTCATAGCGTTTACTAATAACGCTGGCATTGCTCTATCTCTTATTGCAAGATATCCAGCATCATCAGGTCTTACCAACATTGGTTCAACATCTTCTACTTCCTGAGCAATGAAACCAATATCATGTCTTAGATTTGTAGTTTCGTACTCATCCGTACCTTCTTTCCAATCAAATTCAACACCTCTAAGTTTAAGTACTTTTTCCAATGCGTTTTCATAGTACTTAACATTATCTTTCAATCTTCTGTCCGAAGGTGAACCATAAGCGATGATGTTGTTTGATGCAATAATCACACCATCATATCTCAAGTTGATGTTTGCACCACCACCTCTATTACCAGAGAAGATTCTTAAACCATAAGAAGCTCTTAATGATAAGTATCCATCGTTTACGTCTGCTAAGTCACCATCATCCGATACCCACATACCACCACCACCATAGTTATCGAAGTTTGCACGAACTACATATGGAGTACCAATAGTATCATCATTCAAATAGTATCTTTGCCATCTAGAAGACCAACCACCCCATCTTACAACGTTATCACCATCCAAACCTAAGTTCAATGCGTAGTAACCGCCTTTGTGGAATGACATGAACGCACCATTGTTACCAGTTGAATATGGTTGCAACATTGCCGAATCGGTTTGTGTTGCGTAGTATCCTCTATTGTAAGTAAAGTAAACTCTTGAATAGTGGTTGTAGTCATAAGTAGGAATACAATATTCACCTCTATTGTTTGAGTCAACCATTGCTTTCCAACCAGATGGAGATGACCAAATATTTCTGAACCATAATCTATCAACAGGTCCACCGGTCATTTGCCATCCATATCCACCACCATAAGTCCAAGAATAGTGGAACGCTTGTACAGTTTCCCAATGTGAAGTACCAGGAGGCTGATTACCTGGGTTACCCCAAGAATCATTAAATCCAGAACCCCAATCCATCATCCAGTTAAAGTCAGTTGTACCCCAACCTTGCGTACCTGTCCAATAGTTTCTATCACCTGTATAACTTTGTGGTCTTCTATAATCCGATTTACCAGTTAATCCAATATTACCTCTACCTCTATCGGTTAAACCTACCCATTGTGAAGTTCCGTTTGCATCTATATAATAACCAGTATCATCTCTATCATAGAAAATGTATGCTCTCATATCATTTGCCCAAGTCACACGATACAATTCCATATGAGCGTTACCATATTCAATACGAATCTGCCAGTTACCAGAACTATTCAACATACCAAATCCACTACCATCCCAATATCCAGCATATCCTCTTAAATCAGATTCGTAGTTATTGTACATTACAATACCACCATATCCGTATCCACCACCTGCTGATTTCCAATATCCGTTATTAGAATACCAGTGCATTCCTCTGTTTTGGTTATATAAACCTTGTCCAGAGTTATTATTTCTAAACCATCCGTTTGTGTAAACCTCTTGGAATGTAGGACCAGCATCAGTTCTTACGTTTTGGTTGATGTAGTTACTCATCCAACCCATATATCTATTCCAATAGTTTCCATCTCTAGCAAACTGATGAGATTCTAAACCATCAGAACCATATCTCATAATATGATAACCATTCGCATATGCTTGTAGATATAAGTGAGAACTATGCCATTGAATCTTATAGTATTCACCAGTCCAACCACCAGGATCGGAGTACAACATATAACCAGGGTTGATGTATATGTTGTTTGCGTTTACAAAGTTTAATCTGTTTGTAGAAGCAGGGTCACAATAATATCCTGTATTATTTGTATCATAGAAAATAGTTGCGTAAAAATCACCACCACTTCCTAAGTACATATTTCCATACCAATAGTTATAAAGTGCTACTCTATATCCATTTGCATAAAGGTCATATACGTTGAAATAGAAGTTTGAACGGTCAGTATAAATGTGAGCATGGCCTGTATTTGCCGGTCCAAATTGAATCCAACCGGATGGAGTATTATGTCTCCAACCCCAGTCACCACCTGCAAAATAGTAA